GCTTTCGAGAGCGGCTGTAATGTCAGCTTTCTTGTCTTCTACCTTTGTTTCGACAGCGGTAGTGACAGAAGCTTTGCTGACTTCTTTAAGACGGGCTTCAACTTGTTCAGAAATCTTCTTTTCGATTTCAGCGGCTTGCGCCTTGATGAAGTCCTTGTTCTTGTGTTTCCATACAACACCAAATTTTTCTTTGTAAGAAGCGAAAGCTTCTTCGACGGCTTCAAGAGCTTGAACTTCGTTGATGATAACCTTGCGGTCTTCGTCAGAGAGTTCGTAAGCAGCGTCAAGTTCGCTAACGCGAGCATTGAGGCGAGCAACGGCTTCTTCTTGGGCTTTTTGTTCTTTGATTTTATTTAATTCTTCTTGAGTAGCGGCCAAAGAAGCTTTCATTTGTTCTACAGAAGCGACGGTTTCGTCATAAAGCTTCTGAGCTTGTTCTTTAGCGGTTTTCTCAGCAGCGAGTGACTCGCGGTATTCTGTGTCTTTTTGTTTGATAGCTTCTGTGAATTGGCTGGTCATTGAAGCGACAGCTTCTTCACCGAACTTTTTCTCAAGAAGAGCACTCTTGAGTTCTACGATAAGTTTTTCTAAGTCCATATGGTTTATATTTTTTACATTTTTTATCTCTGAAATGGAATTTGATTTTTTATTCGCCAAAAATGCCATCACTTCATGACGATAATCTTTTGACGCATCTTGCATCTCTAAATCTTGCTGTTCTTCGTCTTCGTTTTCGTCTTCGGAATCACGAAGAGAGACTGAAACGTTAGAATCAAATGCCACTACGCCATTAACTTGCGCAGCTGGATTTGTGGTGAATCCTCCTCCTAGCGGATAGATTTCTCCAACAATAACTCTATTGATAATTGTGCCGTCTGGTAATCTTCCGTTACCGTCTCTGCATTTTAAATATTTTGAATATTCCGCAACAGTTTCTGGATCAGTAATGATGTCGGCGTCTTTTAAATTCTCACTTCCAACAGCCAAATAATAATTACTAAAACCAATCTCCCAACTTGCAGAAATTGAGTTTTTGAATGAATCGGCAGGATCAGAATTGCGAATCATCAAAGAAGTAAATGATGAATCAACGGTCTTATAGATAACACCAGCAACAGATAAATAAAATGGATCTAGTGTTTTGCCAGCTTCTTCTTCGCTCATTGGCGAATTGTCGCTTAGTTTATTGAAGCCGTAATTTGTAATATGACCAATAACTCTTTTCTTGTTGTGCTCGATATTTAGATACTTGTTAACAAATCTTTTTGCAATCTTTGCGGCAGTTGCTCCAGAAATGCCATCGCCATTATGGTTAACCATATTCGGTACAGCTAAGTTAAAAGATACGCCTAATAAATCAGGATTATCTTCAAAATTAATATTTGGAGACAGCTTTTTTAGCTCGTCAAGTGAGGCTTTTGAAATTTGAAAATCTTTGCTGCCTACTTTGTGACAAGCGACAGAAATGTTATCTAATTTCGTCTTATACTTAAACGCCATGAATTACTTTACAGCAGAATGATAGAAAATAGCCGCAGAATATTCGTCTAACAAAAATTCATCAGCTGTATCAGTAACTTCTTTCATTGGTTGAAGTGTTTCGATCTTGTTCAAATCTTGCACACAAGCTTGTAAGGTAGTTGTCCATTCTTCTTTGCTGGTAGCAGCGACAACCTTCTTGCATAAGTCAATTACGCTAGATTTTTGCTGGTCGTTTAGTTTAGATACGCCAAACTTTTCAGCGGTAAATGTTTCAGAAGCCTTCATGAAGGAGTCAATCGCATAAATAGTAGATTGAATGTCAGATGTAGAAGCTTTTGACTTAGTTCCAAGCGGTCTGCCAGATGTACCGTTCTTTGGTTTAGCTGTTGGAACTCTAGAAACTTTGTTAGCAGGTTTTCCAGCTGCAATTGGAGCGGCTGGTTCTGGAGCATTTGGATCTTCTGTCATTGGAACGCCGCCAACAAGAGGATTGTAGTGTCCATTCTTTCTGTCCTCTACAAGTTTGCTTTGTGCTGGGTTTAATTCTTCTGGAGAAGGCAGTTTGCCGTTAGCCATAGCTTCAATACCTTGTTCTGGAGTGATAATCGACAGTTCCATCAAGCGCGTAACTGTACGCATATATTGGATCTCGTCTTTAAGGTCGATTTCCTTGAATTTAGCTGTAGGATAAGCTTTAAAACCTAAATCTTTTGAGATACGGATAATTTCTGGTTGGAGAATATCGTTCAAGAAGCAGTTGCGAGCTTCTTTCAAGCGCTCCATAAAGAAACCAATCTTCGCGGTCTGCCCATTGTACTTGTCGTCGCCAACAAGAACGTTCATCAAGCCTTCTTTAATATCTTGATTAAGAATTTTATATTTTTCTTCTCCAACAACTTTCTTTAAATCAGGAATAACGAATTCAGCTTTTGTTGTATGATCAGAAACAAGAACTCTACCAACGCTTTCGTTCATGAACAGCGATTGCATTGCTGCCATGTTCGCGGGGTTGATGCCGCCTTCATCGGGAGGCGCGCCCATAGTGATAAGCAACAGTACATTCTCGACTGTGCGAGAAATAGCTTGGTCAATATGCTTCAATTCTAATTTCGCATTAACATCTTCCATAATTGGGAAGGTAAATGGAATTGCGAATGGCTCATAATCTTGTTTCTTATAAAAAGAGTAGAGCAAAAATTTTGGATCGAGCTTCATCTTCAATCCATCTCTGAAATATGCTTTATCCTTAATCTTCTTCTGCATATCAGGAGGAAGAGATTTCAATAATTCTCTATCAGCGTCGTCCTTTGGATTCTTGAGTCTTTCTAACTCATATTCTGAAAGAAGTTTTTCGTAAATCGCATCTGAAAACGAAGCAGAAACTTTAGCGACGATTTCATAAGGATTAATCAAGATGTAGCGAAGAGGAACTTTGTTATTAACAACTCCGTTTTCGCTCAAACCAGATAAAAGTTTAAAATCTTCTGCTTTAAATTTACCGTCGATACGATAATAGAAGATGTTTCCGCTGCGATAGTATTCGCGGAAGTATTGATCCTTTAATTTCCATAGTTTGATCTTCTCAAACCATTTAGTGAAGAACTCTCTGCTACGTGCTGTGCCGCCTTCAAGATAAACTTCTGTATTAGCGAACTCAGTAGCAATGTCGATAGTGTTTCTAACCAAAGCGACGTTTGCGTAAGCCTTTTGGCAAAGAAGAATAGCGTCACGAATATCAACACCGTCTTTAGAGAATTGATAAGGAAGTAATCCTTGACTCAAAAGAGCGTAACGACGAATATTATGGTCTGTTCCGTTTCTTGGAGCCTTTGTGTTCTGCGCTGTATCTGTTGCGCCTTGAACTGGACGGCTATAAGACGCTTTGGCGACTTCTGTGAAGTAAGATTCACCTAAAAGCTTTGGTTCGTAGTTGTTATGAACAGGAAGCGGGCCGCTTTCTGGCTTTTTAAACTTGCTCCAATAGTCCGACTTCTTGTTATATGAACGCGACATATGATTATATAGTAAAAGTTACACTAAAAGTATCAAAAGTACTTTTATGACTTTCATTTTACCTCACGAAGAACGGAGTAAAAGTTTGCGCCTGTTGTTCTGGACAATCCATCATATCAAAATAGATTTTCATCATCCAGTTGCCTAATACTAAGCAAGAGTACGAGTCTTTGCGGGTTTTTTCTGCTCCACTTTGTCTTTTAAGTTCTGGTGGCAAGTCGAAACTCTGATGTCCATTAGCTGTTGTTGTGGGAATGATTAGAGAACATTGCGCTTTAACCAATTCGATCAAATCAGATTGATGGTCAACGAAATCGACCATCTTTGCGTCGTTCGTTTGATTATCTTCTTGATCTCGGAAGAATTTAATCGTTTTAATTGGAATAGTTTTGTTCTTTTGAGCTGTGAAATCGTTATCAACAGCTTCGGCAGCGAACAGCATCTTTCTATGATCGAAGTTAGATTGCAATAACTCGTTGGCGTAGCGAATCCAAGAGCTTGTTGGCACTCTAAGGTAACAGATGCGAGTATCTTTTAAATTATACGCTCTTCTTGCTCTACGAATTTCATCTTGATACTTTTCAGGCGAATCAAAATCAGCTTCAAACATTTTAATTTCGATTTTAGCGTTTTTAAATACTTCGCTTTCGTTTGCGGCATTAATAAACTGCACACCACCGTTATAATCGCCGCACATTCCAACGATATTAAAATTATTCATCAAGTAAGCTAAGTAGTCGATATGCTTTTTAAGATTAGTTCCTGATACGGCGTAATTATGAACGATGATTCCTTTACGGTTAGCCACATCAAGCTTAATAAGGTTCATCGCAAAGTCGTCAGACGATTCATTTTCGGCCCACGAAGGATCGAAGCTTAAAATATAATCAGAACCTTTCTGTCCAGCCACTTCAATCGCTTGTCCTTCAAGCGGCTTGATTGTACATTCGTGCATCTTGCTCAATTTAAAGT